ATGAAAAAAATTATTCTCTCTTTGTTGTTATTCACGGTCTCTGGTTCCGCGCTAGCGGCACAGATAATCACCGTCAGTCGCTTTGAAGTCGGTAAGGATAAGTGGGCGTTTAATCGTGAAGAGGTGATGTTGACCTGCCGTGCGGATAAGGCGCTGTACGTCATCAATCCGAGCACGTTGGTGCAGTATCCGTTAAATGATGTCGCTGAGGCGCAGGTCAAAGCCGGAAAAACGCAGGCGCAGCCGCTGAGTATCATCCAGGTTGATGATCCTAAACAGCCCGGTGTGAAAATGAGCCTGGCGCCGTTTATTGAACGCGCAGAGAAACTTTGCTGATTCTGAAAGTAACGGCTTAATAAACAATAAAAAACCGCAATCATTCATCAGGAATGGCTGCGGTTTTTTTATTATATGCCGTTTATTCGACGAAAATTTTCCGCTCGCAGAGCCTGCGGACTGGAAAACCTGTCACGGTCATCTATTCTTATAAAGCAAGGCGATTGAGCCTGCATTAATGCCAACTTTTAGCGCACGGCTCTCTCCCAAGAGCCATTTCCCTGGACCGAATACAGGAATCGTATTCGGTCTTTTTTTATGCGCTTGATTCTATTGGTTATTTTCAGGTGTTACACGAAATTCCCCGAAAATCCCCCGAAATGTCGATATCCTGTCTAAACCATATCATACTCTGCACCTCGAGAGTCCAGGTATTTTTGCGTCATTGTTAAATTTTTGTGTCCCAAAAGCCGCTGCGCAAATTTCTCTCCACGCTCCTTCTCATAAAGCCTTCCTGACAAGCTTCTGATCTCATGGAATGGTGGCGGGTTGGGGCCAAACTTTACACCTGACAAGTCTCTAATATCCGCAAAAGCCTGGGTGAGTGCATCCGGCCTCAGAGGTCCCGGCTTCCTCCCCCCATTTCGGACCGGCGAGTAAATCATAAAGTCGCTCGGGTTGTTGATTCTGCACCGGTCGATCACATCCTGTAAAACGAGCCCCATAATCTCAAGCTTCAGATCCAGAGGGATTGCCAGTTTATGGCCAGTTTTCTCCTGCGTTATGAACAGAAGCCCATCTTTCACATCAGAGAATTTGAAGCCCGCGACGTCCTCTCTTCGCTGTCCAGTAACCAAAGCCAGGTCCATTGCATTTGGAGCCCATATTGAGTGGGTATCTGCTCTTTCCCTTATTGCGACGAATTGCTCCATGACCAGCCTTTCCCGCTTAACCTTCGGTGTTGGCGCGCGAGTCGGTTCAGCTGGATTACGGTCTATGTGGCCTTCAACAATAGCCTCCCTGAAAATGTCGAGTAATACTGACCTCAGCCCGGATGCCATGCTCTTCTTGTCGCATACGATGTAATATTCCAGAAACTCAGCGATATCTTTGGTCGTGATTGAGGTAAGCGGTATTCTTCCAAACTCTTCTTTGATTGTTGATATCTGATTTTTCCTTACCTTCATGGTGTTGGGTTTTAATTCCCTTCGCTCAAGAATTACGACATAACGCTCCAGCCATGCCGACACTGTGAAGGTGGGCACGTCTTTGATTTTCTCAAGGAGCGTAGATGGTAGATAGTTTTGGTCGATGTAGTTGTTTGCCTCTATGGCTTGAGCAACCGCATCTTTACGGGCAACCCGACCGAGTGATACTTCCTGTCCGGTGATCGGGTTGCGCCATGAATAAAGCTTATCTCTTTTGCGAAAGGTCAGATTACGGGGCAAATTAGCGTCGTAACGTACCGGCCTGTTCGCCATGTTTCAGTCTCTCCAGTAAAGTGCCTTTAGTTGGCAGTTCTTGTTTTGGTGCTTTTGGGCGTAAGTTCTTTTTGCTTGGATCAACATATATAGAATCCGGAAGCAGGCGGTATTCTTTACCGTGGCGCTCAGGCGCGGGGTAAATACGACCTTCGCGGCACCAGCGGCGAAGAGTTGATAAAGAGGGCGGAGTTGAGTAAACAGAGTTTGCCCATTCCAGCAGGTTCATTAGCTTTGCCATTTTTCCTCCTGCTGGCAGCTGATTATAGAGCTGCCAGTAATAATATGGTGATAATTCAATATCAAGACACTTGGCCTGGCAGCGTACGCAACCGTCGCATCCCCGTCATTGCTGTGGCCACATAGCTTGCCTTCCGGTTCACCACTTCAACAGTGATCTTCACCCCTTCAACGCGGATGGTGTACATCTCTGTCATCTTGCTGCGTCCATAGTCGCCGTAGCGTTTCTGGTGTGTTGCCAGCGCTATCTCGCATGCCTGACGCGCGATAGGTGATTGCTTGCTGCCGCGGTTAATTAGCTTCATGCTCGCGCCCTCGCAGTCCTGATGCAGCGATTGCGTTGTGTGGCAATCATTGCGACGCCGGTGACCGTTTGCTGCATGCGGGATAATTCGGCCCACACAGTGGCCGCCCGGCGCCATAAACCGCGCTGTTCCAGTTGCGTTGCGGTAGTCTCTAATTGCCGTAATTGATTGACTGCAGCAGGTTCCGCTGCTGGGCCGTTTGCGAGTTCGTCGGCATACCAATCGCTTAACGCAAGCCTATGACACCGACCATCAATGATGTTTTTGGTGCGGATAATCATGCCGTTATTCACCATCAAACTGACGATGTAGCGTGTTGCCCGGTCTGTCATGCAAAGGGCTTCGCTGATCTCTGCGGGGCTGGCCTGCTGGTTATCAAGCAGGTAATTGGCGACCGCGTTCTGACGTTCAATTTTACTTACCATGCTGGTATCCGGCCCCATACGGGGCCGACCTCCGTTAGCCAACGTATTCCGGTTTCATATCGTCGAGGGTTACGCGGAACTGCTCATACAATTCGTCGCCCAGGTGACGGCGCGCAGCATTGAGTGTTGCTTCTGACTTCGTGAACAACTCGGCCGCATCCGGTTCGCCGGCAGACGGCAGGGAGTTAATCGTTGCCTCGATTTTGTTCCGAGCATTCACCCGGTGATAACGCTGCGTGGCTTTGTTCTTGAGTTCGGTGAACAGTGCTGAGCCCAAAGTCGCCTTGGCCTGGTTAATGTCTTCGCCCACGGCTTTCGCTGCGTCGATATCTTCGGCGGAATCAATCCGGTCCCGGAATTCGTCAGCGATGGCATCAACATTTACGGTGGATTCACGCGCGCTGCTGGTGGTTGCGACAGTGTCACTGGCGATCTCTTTCAGGTTTACGCGCTGCGGCGCCGGGTTGATTTCACGCTCGGTATGTTGCTCAACCTCATCTGGTGTATAAACCCCGAGAATCACATGCGGGCAGTACAACCGCGCCCAGTATTTCACGCCGAGATAGGCTATTTGCTGGTCTGGTTTTGAAACCCACAATGGCGAATTTCGGGTAACTACCTGTGACAGGTATAGAGGTTTGTCCCAGGTGATTTCACTTTCGCCACGAAGAATTGCGCCGACCTCAACATAGAGCCCCTCTTCGTCTTCATCAGTCCAGTCGCGAACGCGTTCGGTAACGGTGTACTTACCATTCTTACCTGTTTTCTCGCGGGACACTTCTTTGGTTCTGGTGCAACGTGACCAGTCACCGCCATAGCGATAATGGAAACGGCCATTAATGGCGCTGGAACTGGTTATTACGGCGTTAACAAGCTGCGCTTCGTAACCCAACTGGCCGTTTACCAGATGTGTTTTTTGCGCCACTGCGTAAGGGTTCATGCCCCACTGCATGGCTTGCATTACGATCGCCATGCAATCGGCAGGCTTTCCTGCGAGGTGTGCAGGCACTGTGACTACAGATTGAGCCATCAAACCGGCAAAAGCCTGCAACTGGCCCAAGGCTTGGACATTGAAGATTGAGTTACTGGCAGAGATAGTGTTTGGAGTCTGCTGCTCAGCAGTTACGATATTCATATTTTCCATCATCATTCCCCTTATGCCTGAGTACGCAGCGCTTCAAGGCGGCGTTGGTCGAAGTCGTTCAGTTCATCGGTGTAATCAGCGGTGATTGGCGCTGGCCACTCTCCAGTATCAAATCCGGTTGCAATGGCGCGCATCGCCTTGCGGTACTCCAGCATGCCCAGTTCAAGCAGCTCGACAGATGCCTCGATAATGGCGATCCAGTGGTAGTTCTCGTCTTTGTTGACGAAAATCCAGAAGAACTGGTCAAGTGCTGCCGTCTCGCAGTACATGGCTGCGCTCAGGTGATAATCGCGGTCGATGATCTCCCGGTGTAACTTGGCGCGGAGGCCTTCCTGCTTGATGTTCCACATGCTGATAGTTTTCAGGTCGGCACCGATACGCACACCATCCAGGTCGATTTCCAGATCCGGACGCACACGCACTTCCAGCCCGGTTTCATCGTCGAATCCGAAATAACTCACCTCAACAGCGCGGCTCGGGTGCGTCAGCAACTTGCCGGCGGTCGGGTGCTGGAGCAAAGCTTTCTGAATGTTCAGTGCAGTGCGCAGTTGCTGGCGGGTGACCAGCACTTTTCCTTCCGGGTTTTCGCGCCATGCATCCACCAGTTCGTCGGCAAACACAGCGTCAGGATTTACAGCCTTCACGGCCTGAATCAGATCGGCTTTCGTGCCGGAGACTTTCAACGGCTGAGGCTTCTGCGCTTCCTGTGCAACCAGATCAGGATTAATCACCGCCAGCTGCTCGAGCAGAGCGTCACGGCTGCCGCTGGTTTTCACCTGCTGCGGTAGGGTAGCGTTGTACTCTTTGATACAGGCTTTCATTTTGGCCGCTGTGACTTTTTGCCCCTCTTCAACACGTTGAAACTCTGCTGGGAGAGACATGTAATTTTCACCGGTCTGTGTAGCGTCATCGCCAAGTGCTACCAGTGGCGGCAGGGTAGCGTTGTGAGCTTCAATCAGTGCCTTAATATCGTCAGTTGACAGCTGCGCTGGCAGGCTGGAGTTATGCTCATCAATGAACGCGCGGATCGTTGCAGTTGTGGTGAATGCACCTTCAGGAATAACCGGTTCAACGCTGAATTCGGCCTCCAGTTGTTCAGGTTGCAGCGCCAGCGCATGCACTAAGTTGCCCATATCCAGAACCGGAGAGCGCTCTTTCGTGATGGTCTTCTCGACGTGGCGCGCATTGAAGTACATCAGGGACACGCGGGCATCTTTAACCTGTGTTGAGCTGATACCGTTCGCCGCGTGGTAAACCTCGTTTGGCAGACCTTCATAACGACCAGGCTCGAAGAAAGCAGGGTATTCGGCAACCGGCTCTGGCTGATTCCCTTCTGGTTTGTCCTGATTCACTTCTGGGCTGTTTTGATGCGCATTTTGGTCTTCCTGATGCGCAGAACCGTCATTTTGATTCACGTTTTCCGGTTTTTGGTTTACATCTGCCGCTTCATGGTTCGCCAGGCTCGGCGCTGCAGCGGCCAGAATTTCCGCGTTGATGCCTTCAAGTTCACGCGCATTAGCTTCTTCTTTCAAATCCGCTTCCATTGCTGCGTAGGTAGCATCGCCAACAACGGGCCCGCATTCCGGACAGTGGCCGCCACCGACAGCGCCGCAACCAGTACATACGATCTCCGCTACGGTATCTGTCTGCTGATCATCTTCCACAGCACCTTCGCCTGCTGATACCGCATCGTTAGTTTCGCCTTCGGCGCGCTCAGTCTCTTCCATCTGCACATGGTTGGTGGTTTCCTCGGTTGGTTTTGCTGGGGCATTCATCAAGCCATCGATGGAGAAAATCCCTCCGCCCACGTTGGCGATTTCTGGCTGTTTGGCTGCTGCCTGCTGCTCTGCTGCGACCTTCTCGTTAATCTCGTTTTCCCAGCTTTTTTCTGGCACGTGACCGGCTGCCGCCAGGGTTTCTTTGGTTGGGTGCTGGTGATTGGATTCCGTCAGGTTCGCGTTGATATACGTCTGCAGGCTGACCGGGAAGTGGTGAACGTTCTCTGCGGCGCCGCGGATAAGTGCGAAGATAGCGGCGCGCGAATAGTCCAGGATGCCAGCACATTTGCGTAGGGCGGCGGACCACTCTTTGAATGGGCTTTCTTTCTTGCTGACGATCTCTTTAGCCCGGCGATGAATTGAACCCGGAATATTGTAGATGTCGAAATCCATTGGCAACGTGGCCAGTGCGATCTCTTCATCCAGCGTATCCAGGGTAACTGGTGCCATAACTACGCCGACTATTGGCGGGCCATGTGCGCCATCTTTAAGCGGCTAGATGGTGATTCTCTTCTCTGCGCGGTGAGAACACGATCGCAACAAAAATCGGATTTTTCACAGCAAGGTATTGCAAAAGTCAATTAAATAGGCCATATTTGAGTCTACTTTGATATGCTGCCTTAAATGTAAATGGCGGCAAAACGATAAGAAACAAACATTCAAACCCTGCGGTTAATCCCGTGGGGTTTTTGCGTTTCTGGAGGGTAAGAAAATGCATCAGTAAACGGATAGACCGCAGCCGAAAGGCAAAGCAGCAGTCATGATACTGCACTGAGTCGCCATTGAGCGAGCCTGTGTAGCGATGGGTTAAGGTTCATGTATTAAAAATAGCTCCGGTAGAGCAGCGCGAACGCCAGACGCGCACCGGTTATCAGCGGCGATAGAGCGACAGCACCTCAAGGGCATGAGCGTGGCCACTGCGAGAGTGTGGTTTGATATAATTATTGGTATGCCGTAGTCTAAAAGTTAATAGTGATTTATATGAGTAACCAAGATGCTATTCTTTTTTGAAAGTACATGGCCTATTTTATCGGTCCTTGTCTTAGCTCTGGCTATGATTGCTTACGGGTTGCAACGAAAAATGATAATGATTATTCTAATATTCATCGCAGTTGTTATTCTGCTTGCAGGCGCATTATTCTTTAATATCGATTAGCAACACCTCTGTATCAACATAATCCATCAAATATCGGGCCCGCTCCTCTGAGCTGGCCTTTTTCTTTATCAGGCTCCGGGAACCTTCACTTCGTGTTGCCGTTATATAGACCCGAGAGCCTGCCCCCTTTAAAACACACAGCACCCGCCACGCAGCGAGGTGAGAGACTATGAAAATGAACGATTCCGGGAATATCTTCACGCAATTTTTTGCGTGGGTATACCTTGATGCTGCTAACTTCCCTGGCAGCACCAATCCTTCCGCTGACCCGACAATGTTCACTCTTCAGACCTTCTGGCTGGACACCAAAACTTCCGAGGATGATGAGGTGGTTACGTGGTCACTCAGTAGCCCTGCGGATTTGCAGAACCTCGTGATCCCATCCCGGCAGATCACATCTCTCTGTGAGTGGGCATTGCGCGGGCAATATCGCAGCGGAGATGGCTGCACCTACAACGGCGCGGCGTATTTCGATGCGAAAGGTAATGCAGTCGCAGACCCTGCTCTGGACGTATGCGGTGGTTGCCTTAGCGACTGTCGTAAGCGATTTGGCGCTGGCCTGGCGGAGCAGAATACCGCCGTTCTCGATTTTGGTGGCTTCCCCGCAACCGTGCTTTTTTCCCGATAATCGGACATCAATATGAATAAAACAATAATGGCTGCCATCCGGGCGCATGCGCTGGAGGAGTCACCGCGTGAGTGCTGCGGCTTCGTCATTCAGTCAGGGCGACGTCAGCGTTATATCCCGGTATTGAACAGCCACGATAATCCAACTGAGCACTTCCGTATTGATGGTGAGCATTGGGCAAATGCCGAGGATGCAGGAACCATTATTCGAGTCATTCACTCACACCCTGGTGATGGTGCCAGGGCCATCCCATCAGACCTCGATCACCAGCAATGCAACCAGTCAGGTGTCGTATGGGGCATCTATGCTCCGGACTGTGATGAATATGCCGAAATCACGCCAGATGCCATACCGCTTATCGGGCGTCCGTTCATTCTGGGCTCTCACGACTGCTGGGGCTTGGTCATGGACTGGCATGCCACTCAGGGCGTCATGCTTAACGATTTTCGCGTCGATTACCCGTGGTGGGAAAGCCAGTACCCGGACAACCTCTACTTCGATAACTGGGAGAAAGAAGGTTTTGTCGAATGCGACCCTTTGCCAGGCTGCATGGTTATCATGCAGGTTGAATCTGCCAAGTGGAATCACGCGGGGATCATTACAGAAGAAGGCGAGTTGCTTCATCACCTCTACGGACAACCCTCCTGCATCACTCCGTACTCACGCGGCTATTTCAAAGACAGGACGATGATTTGCGTCCGCCATAAAAACCTACCGCGGGAGATTAAACCATGGCGCGTTTAACTACGATCCGACTTTATGGCGCGCTTGGCGCCAGGTTTGGGAGGGTGCATAAGTTGGCCGTGCAGACGTCAGCGGAAGCTGTGAAGGCGCTCTGCATTAATCTGGATGGGATGGAAAGCTACCTGATGAACGCAAAAAAAAACGGCATGACGTTTGCGGTTTTTCGTGGCAGGCGAAACATCGGCGTCAGTGATTTTAAAGAACTGGCCGGTGACAGTGATATTCGCATCGCACCCATAATGGAAGGGGCGAAGAAGGCGGGCATGTTCCAGACCATTCTGGGGGCGGTGATGGTTGTTGCTGGGGTAATTATCGGTGTAGCGACGGGATGGACTGGAGCTGGTTTGACATTCGGTGCTGGGCTTGTAATGTCCGGCGCATCAATGATGGCTGGTGGGTTATATCAGATGCTGTCGCCCCAGCCTAAAGGCTTGCAGGGTCGCGACGATCCAGACAACAAACCTTCCTACGCGTTCGGCGGTTCAGTAAACACCCTAGCGATGGGCAACCCTGTCGCTGCTCTGTACGGCGAAAGAGAGATCGGCGGCGCCATTATCAGCGCAGGGATCGTGGCTGAGGATATTTAACAGCTTCCCACTCATCACTTAGCACCTATTCGGGTGCTTTTTTTATGGATGCAATATGGCAACGATTACTGGTGCAAAGGGCGGCAGCCAGAAACAACACACGCCCGTAGAACAGCCTGATTCAGCTCAGTCAATGGCGCGCTGCCGCATGCTGCTGGCGCTGGGGGAGGGTGAATTTGCTGGTGGGTTGGACGCCACACGCATCTTCCTGGATGGTACGCCTTTGGGCAATACTGATGGTTCTATGAACTTTGAGAGTGTGTCATGGGATTTCCGCCCTGGCACTCAGGTCCAGGAGCCAATCCCTGGCTTTCCAGCCGTCGAAAATGAAACCAGCATTGGGGTTCCGTTGACGAAGGCTGCACCATGGACTCGTGCGATCAGCAATACTCAAATTGATGCTGTACTGGTGCGTGTCGGTATCACTGGGCTGCAACGGCAGGAAAATAACGGAGATATCGTCGGGACCTCCGTCAGATATCATATCGACGTTGCGACGGATGGCGGTACCTACCGCACCGTAATGACCAAAACGGTTAATGAAAAACTAAGTTCGCTTTATGAGCTAACGCACCGCATCAATTTACCTAAAGCCACAACCGGCTGGCAGATTCGCGTTGTTCGCGACACAGCCGACAGCACTAGCGCGATGCTGCAGAACAAAACCCAGGTGCAGGCCATCACTGAAGTCATAGATGCCCGTCTGCGTTATCCGCATACTGCGCTGCTGTATGTGTCGTTTAACGCCAAATCATTCAGCAATATCCCCAAAATTTCGTGCAAGCCCAAAGGGCGAATCATCCGAATACCGCAGAACTACGATCCGGTTGCGCGCACATATGTCGGGACCTGGGATGGCACATTCAAGTGGGGATGGACGAATAATCCTGCATGGATTTGGTTTGATGTTCTCACTGAGCCGCGGTTTGGGCTGGGGCGTCGTGTCACCATTGATATGCTCGATAAATGGGAGCTTTACCGTATCGCCCAGCGCTGTGATCAGAAAATACCGGACGGTAAAGGCGGCGATGGTACAGAGCCTCGCTTTATGTTCGACGTTTATATCCAGGCCCAGGCTGATGCCTGGCAGGTGATCAAGGACATAGCTGCAGGATTTAATGGTATGACGTTTTGGGGCAGCAACATGTTCAACGTCATATCAGATATGCCAGCAGATACGTCAAAGTTGCAAATCCTCACTCGCGCCTCCGTTGTTGGGAAACCTACGTATTCCAGCGGCAGCGAGAAAAACCGCTATTCAAGCGCACTTATTAACTTCAGCGACCCGGACAACCACTACCAGGACCGCACAACGGCGGTCATGTTTCCTGAACTAGTGAAGCAATTCAAGTTCAAACAGACGCAGTTGACAGCTATCGGCTGCACTCGAGAGAGCGAAGCTCAGCGGCGCGGTGGATGGGCTGTATATTCGAACTCTCTAGACAGAATAATCACGCTTCAGACCGGCCTGGACGGGTATATCTACGTACCTGGCACTGTGTTTGCCTTTGCTGATGAGCGCCTGTCGGGCAGAGTTTACGGTGGCCGCGTTGTTGCCTACGATGCTGCGCTAAGGTCGGTAACGACTGACCGCGGTACCAGTGCGGTTGCTGGGGATACGCTAATGATCCGTACTCTGGGTGGCATCGTTGAAAGCCGAGTTATTCAGACAGTCAACGGCGCACAACTTGTAGTGAGTATGCCATTCACTGCACAACCCCAGCCTAACGCCGTGTTCGTTATCGATGCGGGGCAGTTGCGTTTGCAGTATTTCCGTGTGACCAATCTGGCGTTCAACGACGAGGAAAACACCTTCAGCATCACCGGCGCAGAGTACAACTCTTCGAAATATGATGCCGTCGATAACAATGCGCGTCTGGACACGCCGCCTATCAGCCTGATACCGACTGGTGTTGTTGGTCAACCAGGTAATGTTGGTGTGTCGAGTTACGATTCAGTGCGTCAAGGGCAGCGCGCCGCTACTCTGGTTGCGACATGGGATGCCCCCCTTGATGAAAACGGTAAACCTCAGCCTGATGTTGTTTCATATCGTGTGCAGTGGCGTCGCGGAGATAATGAGTGGATTAACCTTCCCGATACTGGCCTTAGAAATATTGAAGTGCCAGATGTTTTTGAAGGTGATTATCTCGTACGTGTTCGGGCCATTAACTCAGGTGGTGCATCCAGCCTATGGGCAACTTCAGCATTAACGCACCTTAATGGGCGAACTGGTGATGTACCGATCCCTGTTGGGCTGCGTACCACCGCTATCAATTGGGGCATTCAGCTTGACTGGTCTTTCCCCGCAGATAGTGGCGATACTCTTCAAACTGAACTGCAGTATTCAGTGAATAGCAATGGCGATAACCCGCTGCTGCTTGCAGGTGTTCCTTACCCTCAACACACATATACCCAGTTAGGGCTGAAAGTAGGACAAGAATTCTGGTTCCGGGCGCGATTAGTTGACCGCATTGGCAATCAAAGCGACTGGACGAGCTGGATCAGGGGAATGGCGAACGATAACGCCGATGATTATCTGGGCGACATTACCGGCGATTTCATGACCTCGAAAGACGGTGATGCGTTGACCGGCCAGATCGATCAGAACATTGAAGGTATTTTGCAAAACGCGCTGGCTAACAATGCGACGATTGAGCATCAGTGGGCGCAATTTGGTGAAGTTCGCGCGGACATTCTGATTGTGAAAACGACGATTGCCGAAGTCGATAACGCCATGGCTGAACTGTCTACCACCGTGCAGGCCGAACTCGGCAACATGACGGCGACACTGGAAGATAAGCTGACGGCTGTGGTTGATGCCGATGGTGCATCGGCGGTTCACACGCTGAAAGTCGGGGTCCGCATTGATGATGTGTACTATGGCGCGGGGATGTCGGTAGCGGTCGTCGCCGAAGCGGGGCAGCCGGTTGTAACGCGTATTGGGTTTAACGCTAACCAGTTTGTTCTGCTGAGCGGCGAGGGGGATGCTCAGTTTTCACCGTTTGCAGTGATTAACGGGCAGACGTTCCTGAGTGAGGCAATTATCAGGGATGCAAGCATTACCAACACGAAGATTGGTCAGTACATCCGATCCGATAATTGGGCTCCTGGCGAAGCTGGATGGAATATTGACAAGAATGGTGACGCTGAATTTAACAACATGACGATCCGCGGGACGATTTACGGCACTGACGGATGGTTTAAAGGCACTGTGTACGCCAACAGAATTGAGGGGGATATTTATGCGCTACAGATGAACCCGCGGACCATCTCGCCAACTGTCGTCGCCGTCAACTGGAACTCCTGGCATTACTACAACATTTACGCTTATAGCGGTGAATTATTTGAGCGAGTTATTGATTCAGATATGGTCCTGCGAGGCGTTAATTCCCCTGAATACATTGAAATCAGACTTGAACTGGTGCTTGAGGACGGGACTGTAGTCAAGCAGGTTGGCTATTCGTACACAAACGGTGGGCAGGTTTCACCAATCAATCTTAGTGGTTACACCATCCCGGCAACAACCACAAGGGAGGAGAAGGTGTACCTGAGGATGGCGGTTAAGACTCCACGAAGTACTCAAACTCAATTCCAGTACCAGGTCTCAGGGACAAGGGTTGCAGCCAGTCGCGCGGGAAGGGTTGTCATAGCGTGAGGCGGTAGAACAGTCACAAATCCAAATTTGAATAACGTGAGGAAATCATGAGCGCAGGAACCCTAACCCTGACAAACAACTCCGCAGCCGTGACGGGGAGCGGAACCGCCTTTAACAACGAACTGGCTGCCGGTGACTTTATTGTGGCGAAGGCTGGCGGCGTGACATATACACTGCCGGTAAAGACGATTGAGAGCGATACCGCGCTGACTCTCGCACGAAACTACAATGGCCCGGCAGTCACTGCCGGCGCATGGACGGCAATGCCGCGGGACACGCTGAACCGCATTAGTGCGCAGATTGCAGCGGATACGGCCTATGCTATACGTCAGCGCGTTCTGGAAATTGATAATTGGTATCAGCTGCTGGAAGTAAACGGCAATGTAACCATCAAAATGGCGGACGGATCGAGCTTCTCTGGGCCATCATGGAAGAAAATTGCCGATCTGCTGGAGGCGATTGATGAGTCTGCGCTGCAAGCGCTAGCGACTCAGGTTCACAACGACGCCGAGCAAGTGACAACAGACAAGAACACTGCGACACAGGCATCCGAGACAGCTATACAGGCTAAAATTGATTCTCAGGCCGCCAAGTTAGCAGCTGAGACGGCAGAGTCCGGTGCTGGAAGATCTAACGTTTCGGCGGCGCAACACGCCAGCGATGCTGAGGAATTTGCCACTACAGCAGCCCTGAAAGCGACGGAGGCAGCAAATTCGGCAGCTTCCGTTCATCCTGAAAATTTGCTCCAGAATGCCAACAATCTTGATGACCTGACCGACAAACCAGCGGCCCGCCAGAATCTGGACGTATTCTCGAAAGAAGAAATTGCCGACATGCTGCCGGGTTTTCTGGGCCAGATTGACTGGCAGGAAATGCGCACCGCGCTGGAGCCTGGCACGGCGCCGCGCGACGGGCAGGAAGTAGACCAGACAGGCATCTTTGCCGACCTGTACGCGAAAGCTGTGGCCGGTAAACTCCCGACATGTACCGAAGCAGAATGGCAGTCGGACCCATTAAAACGTGGTTGCTATGTGCTGACATCTTCACCGGGGAAAATGCGCCTGCCGGACGATAATGGCGTACAGCCTGGCTCCTTAAAAATTCCTGTGCATGTTGGCGACGGGGGAGTTGCCGCAAATAACGGTAAAATGGGGGCGTCTGCGCTGCCAAACGTGAAGGGGCATATCTATGGGTATAGCATCCTTGGAGGGCTTACCCCACCAACCGCAGGCAATACGGACGGGAATAATACCAAAACGACAAATGCACTTAATATTGGCCGAAATACGCAGGTTAATGGACAAAACCAATACGGCGCGAACAATGCAGACGCTAACTACGGTTCCGACCTTGATTTAAACCTGAATCGTAATGAAAAAATGTATCAGGACGGTGTGACAGAAATCCGTCCCAACCGTGTACAAGGTTGCTGGACTGTGCGTTACGCGGCGAAAGCCACCAACGGTGGCAGTATTGATGCTCTGGTATTGGCGACAGCCATCGCTGCTGGTGATGCTGAATTACTTGCGAAAATCATAGCTACAAATGCTCGTATGGATTACGCAATGCTTGATTTCGGAACGATGGCGCTATCCCAACGTAAGGTAATTGATAACCCCTTTGGTATTAACCAGCCAGTTGAAGTGATTGCTGAAATTCAGCGCGTGGATCTTACCGGTGGTCCCGTATGGGCTAATTCAGGCTGGATTTACGCTAACGGTGGTTACGGAGTATTGGCAAGCTATGTTGAAGGGCAGGGGATTGTTGTTCAGTGCGGTAATGTATCGATGGGCAATACTAGCACCCAGACTGGTTCTGCACACCAAGTTACGGCAACTACTTCACAGAACAACCTGCCTGTACGTGTCCATGTAAGGAAGATCACCGCATGAAAACAATCTACGTAAGCCAGAAAGATAATCGTAGCTGGAGCACATCATCTTCATCATTCGGCGGTCTGAACTACCCAGCGGTTGTTCCTGATGATTTCACTGGTGGCGCGATGACGCATAATCGCTTTACTGATGAGTGGGTGATGGATCCTGCATATGTTCGTACTCATGCGGATGATGTAAACGATGCAGAGGCCGTTCGTAATCAGCTTAAAGCCGAGGCTGAAGAAATCATGTCTGGCTGGATTTTGGATCTGAATCTGGGGTTGATTAGCGACGAGGATAAGCAAAAGCTAATAGCCTGGCGGTTGTATGTGAAAGCGCTGGATGCGCTGGAACTGGACGCTGCGCCGGATATTGAGTGGCCACCGCGTCCGGAAAATTAA